ACTTCGTGTGTCTCGAAGCCAATGACCCCGATCTCGAAATCGATCTCGGCCTCCAACAGGAACTGGAGTTCCGTCGCCAGAATCTCCTCATCCCATCCCGCGTTCTGGGCAAGCTTGTTGTCGGCAAGGATGTAGGCCCGCTTCTGCTCCGGGCTCATATGGTCGATCCGGACGCATGGCACCGAGGCAAGGCTAAGCAGCCGTGCGGCCTCGGCCCGTCCATGACCGGCGAGAATCATGCCCTGAGAATCGACAAGGACTGGATTGGTGAAGCCGAACTGGCGGATGCTATCCGCGATCTGCCGAATCTGCTTCTTAGAATGCGTTCGCGCGTTCCGCGGATACGGCTTCAGCTGATCGGGCGCGCGATAGTCGATGTGCAACGGGTCCATGAGCGTAGCGCTCCATCATGTAGCACTCTCCTCTCATGCCCTGTTTCAGCTGTCCTTCAGATGAAGGCGACACTTCCAGAACATCACCAACCTGCAAGCTCAAATCGAAAAAATCAAGCTCAACCCTATGGGACAGAGGGTATGGCGAAAGCCACTTCGTTCGAGGCACTCCGATCTCACCAAGAGGCAGAGACATTCGACTGGACTTATCCGGCAAAGGAAGCGTGTGTGGTGGAGACGGCCAGACGGTCAGACGTGATTCTGGGTTCCCGATCAGTAGGTTACGGTGGCAATGAAGGCTCCAAACCGGGTTGCTATTGATGACGTCCGCGGCGAATGGCGGCGCCTTCACCGCAGCGAGCCGCCGAGACTCAGTCGCGATTTGCTCATCCGTGGGATTGGCTACCGCCTGCAGGAGCTTCAATACGGTGGGCTCAGCAAAGCAGCCCGTCGCAAGCTCAAGACGCTGGCAAAGATGTTCCAGACTACGGGACGAGTCGGTCCAGATCCTGGCCTCGCTTTGAAGCCGGGCGCTCGGTTGATCCGTGAATGGCACGGCCGCACTCACACCGTCACGGTGACGGAGGACGGCTTCGAATATTGCGGAACGAGCTACTCGTCCCTGACGAAAATCGCGAAGAAGATCACGGGAGCCCATTGGTCGGGTCCCCGCTTCTTCGGTCTCGTGCAAGCTACAAGCCCTGAGACGGAGACCGACACTGCCTAAGTCGCGAGAGCCGACGCGGCGCCCCTCGGGACGGCTGCGCTGCGCGATCTACACCCGCAAGTCCTCAGACGAGGGTTTGGAGCAGGCCTTCAATTCCCTCGACGCACAGCGCGAAGCCTGCGCTGCCTTCGTTCTTTCCCAGAAGCATGAAGGGTGGTCGGTGTTGCCGACCTTGTACGACGACGGCGGTTACTCAGGAGGAACACTGGACCGCCCTGCCCTGCAACGGCTTCTTGTTGATATCGCCGACGGCAAGGTGGACGTGGTTGTCGTCTATAAGATCGACCGTTTGACTCGCTCGCTGTTCGACTTCGCCAAGATCGTGGAGGTCTTCGACGCGCGCGATGTCTCGTTCGTCTCGATCACACAGCAGTTCAACACCACCACGAGCATGGGACGGCTGACTCTCAATGTCCTTCTCTCCTTTGCCCAGTTTGAGCGGGAGGTGGCCGGCGAACGGATCCGCGACAAGATCGCCGCCTCGAAGAAGAAGGGCATGTGGATGGGCGGCCTGCCGCCGCTCGGCTACGAGGTCCAAGACCGGAAACTCGTCATCAACGAGGGCGAGGCAAGCACTGTCCTCCATATATTTCGGCGTTACATCGACCTCCGGTCGGTGCGTGCCCTCAAAGCGGAACTCGATGCCGCGGGAATCCGGAGCAAACGCCGCACCTTCGCAGACGGGACTATCTATGGCGGTCACAAGCTCTCCCGTGGCGCCCTCTATCTCATGCTCCAAAACCGCATCTATCGCGGCGAGATCACGCACAAAGGCGACGCCTATCCCGGAGAGCATAAGGCCATCGTGGACGAGGCCCTATGGGACGAGGTCCAGGCTGTCCTGTCCGAGAACCGGGTCGACCGGGCCACAGGCGCAGACGCAAAGTATCCCAGCCTGCTCGCTGGGTTAGCCTTCGACGACAGCGGCGAACGACTGACCCCCACACATGCCGTGAAGAAGGGCACGCGCTATCGGTACTACGTCTCGAAGTCACTTATCACTGGGACCACCAAGGACCACTCGCAGGGGCGGCGGATTCCTGCCGGCAATCTGGAGAGCTTGGTCATTGGCAGGCTCCGCGCCTTCCTCGCCGATGAAGGCGCAATCCTGAGCGCCATCAGCGATGCGGAGCAGAACGGAGCCGAGCAGAAGAGACTGATCACGCGCGGCCGTCTGATCTCAGGGGAACTCCCTACGCTTGCCCCAGAAGCGACCCGATCCATCCTCATGACGCTCGTCAGCCGGGTCGATATCAGACCGGAGCACGTCGAGATCAGAGTGTATCAGCAACGGCTTCACGACCTTATCCAGGCACAGTCGATCGAGCAGTCTCGAGCCGGTCTGGCCACTGCGAGCCGTCCCGACGATATTCTGAAACTCAAGGTCAAGGCGCGACTGCAACATGTCGGCCGCGAGATGAAGCTGGTCGTCCACAACGCCGACGACCGAGCGCAAGCCGATCCCGGTTTGCTTCGGATCGTCGTCCGCGCGCATGACTTTCAGGAGCGTCTGATCCAAAACCCCGATCTGACCGTGCCGGCCATAGCGCGTCAGGAGCAACTCACCATCAGCTACCTCTCTCGCCTGCTGCGACTTCCAACGCTGGCACCCGACGTCGTTACGGCCATCATCAACGGCAAACACCCGCCGGAGCTCAGCGCGAAGCGGCTAATGCGTCTGGCCCTTCAACTCCCCATCGACTGGGCCGAACAACGCAAGTTGCTCGGGTTTCAGGAGCAATAACCGACTCCGGCTCGCTTCCCTGCGCGATGCTTCGCTGCTGCCGTCATCCAAATTGTTGACCCCCAAATGCCCCCCGAGAGATTTTCGCGTCAGGCCGCCCGCGAAGTAGACGAAAAATCGTCTCTACCGCGTCAAAACGGAATCCGAGAGGGCCAAAAATGGCCGGAATTCGCGACGAATTGGACTTTCCGCGCTAAGGCCATAAAATACCTCTATATCAATGATTTAGCGTGGCTGTGGAGTCAGTCTTCGGCGAAAGGCTCTCTGGGTTCAAATTCCCTGATACACGGGAAAATACAGGGAAATTTAGCAGATTTGGCCGCGAAGGCGGGAAGAGAGCTCGGTTTTCAGACTATAGGTCAGCTAGTTACACCCAAATTCCCTACGCATCCGAACAGGGAATTTTCTGTCGCTAACAGGGAATTATTTCCCGCATAGCAGGGAAAATCGCTGTCTAAATCTCCAGCGGACGGAATTTCCGAAAGGACAAGTTTCAAGGCGAGGCCTTGATCGTGCTCCGCGTCACTTCGGGCTCCGCCAGAGCGCCGGGGGCCGGAATGGTGATCGTCTTGACCTTGCGTACGCTCGAGCTTTGCACGACAGGCGGCGGATTCGGTTCCGACACAGGGCCCAATGGGTTTGATGGCGAAGCCCGCCCATATTGGGAAGGCGCGTAAGGATCCGAATACCGTGGTCGGGAGGGTACGTAGGGATCCGGGTACTGTGAAGGCGGATCGTATGAATTTGAGTATCGCGTCTGCCCGTAGGGCTGAGTTTTTAGTGGTGCCAAGTCGGCCGTGGATACTTGCCAAGGGCGGGAACAACCTCCTCCAACGACAGAAAGCGCCAAAGCTACAGTGATGGCGACTTTTATGCGCATGACATACGCCTCCCGGCCATCCCAGGTGGCATCCCGGTTCTTTACGGAGATATACAGCAACTGCGCTTGTGGGTCGGTTAAACGGACAACGCGATTTTGAGGCAAGTTTCAGCTTCGTCGTTTACTTCCCCAAACCGCAACGAGCGCTTCGCGACCGACCAGTGAAAAGCCCACCGGGGCATTGTCAGAGTAAGCCTGAACGCCTCAGACCACTGCCCTTCGCAGCCCCGTCCGGGTTGTCTGACAATGCCCAGCTAATCAATGCGGATGGGGCTTTCGGTACACACAGCGGAGCCGGTAGTAAATAGGATTGGTTTGTCCGAGGATTGCCTTGCTTTATCGCTCGCATAGGGCCACCTAAGGGGGGCTGGCACTCTTCTTCTATGAGTGCCAAAAGCCCGCTCCGATTCCGCTCGTACAAACCACGAGAGTGAACCCCATGAAATTCAGGCCTCTACATGACCGCGTTGTCGTTCGCCGCCTTGAAGGCGAAGAGAAGAGTAAGGGCGGGATCATCATTCCCGACACCGCGAAGGAAAAGCCGCAGGAAGGCGAAGTCGTCGCCGTTGGTCCTGGGGGGCGCGATGAATCCGGCA